GATGCTATTGGTGTCATCCCAGATAACACGGTATAGCGCAAGATTGGTTGAGTGCACAATTAGTGAATCTATTTGGTGTAACCCAGAAAAATCTGTGTTAGCCAAAGCTTCACCATTTGTTGGGTAACTGTCATCAAACGCAATTTTTGCATCGATAACTACCCTGTCTCCCATAATCCTACGGTCTTCGTTAGATATCGTTAGAGCCATGATTAACTCTCCGATAGGTCAGCGATTTTACCGTGTGTATTTCTCTGGTCAGTACAGAGCTGATGGTATTTAAACATGAAGGCTTCCCATTGGTCGTAACCAGAGGTATTCCTTAGCACAGCACCGTCATAGTCTGCCCATTCCCAGTCTGACATTTCGTGTTGTGTCAGATGGCTGGTATTGAGTAGGTATGCAATATTTGCTGGGCAATCACGATCAGCTACTAGAGGTAAAGAAACATCTCCGCAGTCAATGGTCAAAGCCTTGAAACCACCCTTCAGGGTGAGAGAGGCTCCGTCATTGAATCGCTTCATGCTCTTCAACTGGGCTGCATAGTTTCGTCGCACACCTTTAGTTGTTACACAAAGGTTAGGACTTTTGGCAGACTCGATGTCAATGTCATCAATGACTTTTTCAAAGAGTGTGTCAGTTGCAGCTCGGTTAGTACCGCTATTGCTGTTAATTGTTGAATGCCAAGGGGAATGTGTGCTTGAGTCTACGTTGTGAAGGGAGGTTCCTGCAGCTCCAACGATCTTTGCTAGACCGATAAGCTCGTAGGTTCCTGCGCCGTCAGCAGCGTCTGCTCCAGAACCGTCAGCATCTTTCTTGTTGCCCTGCCTAAATAGGAAGTGCGAAGTGCCGACCCCTGCTGTTGGGTTAGATGTAAAGGTTACTGTACCTGCTGATTTATCAATAGATGAAATCTCAAGTCCAGCGCCTTTAGCGTCAGCGTCAGATACTGTACCAACGTCAATCAACATACCAACATGAAGTTGATTCAGTTGTTGTGTTGTTGGGCTGGTAAGTGTAATTGTCGCTGTAGACACAGATGCACATTGTGCGATTGCTGCGTTTCCATCGTTAAAGATTTGACGGTTGATGTCACGACGGAGGTCGTTAACACCTTGTGTCATTTCAGATGAAAGCGCACGCACGAATGAACCTGCGTCACTTGCTGTTGCCTTCATTGCTTGACCAGATACTTTGATTCGCAGATAGTTATATGCGAGAGATACTCGCTCTTCTGCGTATCCCTGGCTTCCTGCTGTTGGAAGTTGCCCACCTTCTGCCCTAGCACCAACACCGCTGTTACGGCTGACATGCAAGGATAGTACGGCTCGGCGACCTTCAACGTGACGAGAAGTCCGTTCGATCTGAGCAAGCATCATGTTTTCATTGTTTAGCTGTTCACGAGCCGGAGGAAGATAGTATTCCTTTAGAGCTGCGTCCAGCGTTGTAGTTGACGTTGATGCCATTTCTACTCCTGTGGATAGTGATTAATATGTCATTTCGTGTAAGTCAAAGCCTGCTTTGACGCAACTCGGTAGCCTGCTACCTAAATGTAATATACGTCATCTAAATGTAATATGTCAATCATTGTCCCAATTTATTAGGGCTCCGATCATATGCACGACAAAACTAGCGATAGAAATCCAGATGCCGTACTCACGTGTTTCACCGCTTAAAGTGATGAGGACGAGTCCTGTTCCACCGATAGTCCAGCCGAGCATGGTTGTTTCTTGAATAAATTTTTTCAAGAATTTCATGTTCTTCTCCTTGCTGTGGTGATGGATGGTCCACCAGTAGATACTACTGATGGTCTTGCTGCAGCTACTGCGCTTATAGTTGTCGCTGCTACAACAACACGCCTTTCTTCTACCGTGATCGTGCTATCTTCTGCCACGTAATCGTCAAAACCACCGTCAAAGATATTTACAGATTCTTCAAATTCATCTTTGACTTCATCAGGTGCTTCGTTAAATATCTCTGGAGCACGTTCAAACAGTTCTTCTAATTGTTCTTCTTCGGCTTCTTCAAAAAATTCTGGATTATCTTCTATGACATCCTCAAAAAATTCTTCAATTTCCTCTGGGTCCGATAATACTTCATCCAAAAATTCTGCCTCTTCCTCGAAGAGGTCATCCACCTCAAGGTCTTCATATTCGGGTTCCTCCAGTAGTAATTCATCATCATCTTCTATTATTTCAGGTTCTTCCTCCCATTCCAAAGGTTGTTCGTCACCCTCTACCTCTTCTTCAAAATCTTCAGGTAAAAATTCAATCTCTTCTTCCTCAATTTCTTCAATTTCCTCTTCTTCAAAGTCCCATTCAAAATCTTCATAGTCTCCTAGCTCTAAGTCTTCCCAGATGATATCGTCCTCATATGGGTATTCTTCTTCTTCCTCTGGTTCTATTGTCAATATTGGTGGTTGCCACTCTTCTTGCTCTTGGGGTTCATATTCCAATTCTGGTAATTCTTCTAACGGTATGGGTAGTTCCTCTATCGGTTCTGGGTCTTCTAGTGGTTCTGGTTCTGGTTCGGGCGAGGGTTCAGGCAGATCTGGAGGAATATCATCTTCGGGCGTGGGAACAACAGTGGGGTCAGGTTGAGGAGTAGGCGTTGGTTCTGGTTCCGGCGTAGGCTCTGGAGTTGGTTCAGGAGTTGGAGTAGGTTCTGGGGTAGGTGTCGGATCGGGAGTCGGAGTAGGCTCTGGTGAAGGTGTAGGTGTAGGTGTAGGTGTCGGTGTCGGTGTCGGAACGGTCCATTCCCCACCAGATATATCCATAGAGTAAGTCCCAGTTGTATCCTCATCATACGCATCCGCTCTAAGAACGTAAGTTCCAGCTTCTAAGGTTTCCTGTATGTGGGAATCCCAGCAATAATTCGTTCCATTGTTATGTGGAGCTGAATCATCATCTTGGTAAAGTAACGTTTCGTTATCGTCATATAAGTAGATATAAGGGTCCGCACTATCGCTCTCCAATCCATGGTCATTGCACGTTAAACTAGTGTAAGTTGTGATACTAACTTCAGTAGTTTCTGATATTACAAAAGTAAATTCAGGTCCTTCTCCAACAGTATCTACAACTATTGTACATTCCCAACCATCATCAGTGGTTTCGCAAATAGTTTCAGCTTGAGCTGCAGGGGCAAACCACACAACACCAAGTAATGCAACTAATAAAGCTCTACTTAGTATCTGAAAGTAACGTTTAGTAAGCTTGAACCTCGCCATACATCTCTTCCAAGTCGGACTCGTCTGGTTCCACTCGTGTAATTACCGAGCAGGATCCGTCCTTCCCTAGAATAGATGCAGCGTATCCTTTTAATAAACTAAGTACGGCAGCGCCACCACTAGCAAGTATAAGTTTCCATTCAGAAACTCCCATATCTACTATGCTATTTGTGCCAAGTGTTCCACCGACTGCTTGAAAAAAGGTTGCTACACACCTTTCAAGCAAATCTTTGTAATCTAGTTTACTCATGACATAAGTGCCTTCCATGTTTTCGGTCCGCATATCCCATCCGCCGTTAGTCCAGATTTTTTCTGGAATTGTTTTAATGCTCTAAGAGTATACCATCCAAAGTGTCCGTCAATGCCAGTATTCTTAGAAGGATATCTTGTTAATCTATATCCTTTATTTGCTAACCTGTTTTGGATTAGCTCGACCTGTGGTCCTTTAGCACCCTTACGAACAACTGTTTTCATAGCTTCACCAATAAATTCAAAAGCAGAACGTTGATCTGTTTTTGCCATTATCGTAGCTCCAACTTGCGCTTTCTTCTCTTTCTTGCCTTCAAGCGCAGGAGCAGGGTACCAATCATATTTCTTAGTGTCATGACGATAACCATAAGCTTGGTGATGCCACCATTCCGAAGGCACAGTTTTAACTAAGCCGTATTCTTTGGCAACTTTATTAACTGTTCCTGTCGTAATATTTCTTAAGATTCTAAAATCTACAGCAAACCCATAGGCCCCTTCAGGGTGATGGGGCTGCTGCATGTGCCACGAGCCTTGGAAACCACCGCCAAATTTTCGGTCTGGGTTCGCTACGAGATTCGGGAAAGTTCCTGCCTTGTAGCGTCGATATAAGTCTTTTTGCTGAGCGTAAGTACGTACTCCAGAACTAACAACAACTTTGTCTTTAATCCTTGGATCTGCAAAAAATTTTTCAAGACGATACTTCATCTTGGGATGAATTTCTTGCAACCTTACATGACTTCCAGCAGTTGGTATACTCATTGACCCACTTGACTTTTCATTAAATTCATTAAAGCTTCATCAGCATCACCAAAAGTAGCAGGAGTATCTGAATTTACATTAGGGATACCTCCACCACCTACTTGACCTCCAGTGGCTGGAACTTCAATCTCTTCATTTGGTATCGAAGCTTCTCCAATTTGAACAGTATCGTTACTTGGAGCTTTATCCCCAAGTCGCTCTTGAACTATTGAAGCAGCTTTTTCTAATCGAGTAACAATATCTTCTTGAGCGTCAACCTCATTACTTGCTACTTGAAGAAGCATTTTTCCTTGCCAAGAATCCGAATCATAACCAAGTCGTGTAACAGTGTCGTTAATTACTTTAAATTGTTCTTTTCGCTCAACGCTAGCAGCACGTTCTTGGCTTTGTTGCTCGACAGCCTGAACTACTCCTGTAACACGTTCTTCTAACTTTTTTGCCCATTCAGGCATATCGTTAGAGTTACTTTCATCTATTTCCATTTCCATTTCTTCTCCTTCATAATCTTCGTTATGATCATAATCTTCTTCTACAACGTCACCGTCATAGACTACATCTTGAATCCAGTTTTTAAATTCTCTATCACCAAGATTTCCATAAGCTAGCGTAGCAAACCTTCTACCTGCTTCGCTAGGATCTTCGGAAACTAATTCGACAGAACGTAATAACCATTCTATCGCATCACTGTCCATACTACCAAAAGCTTTTTTATAAGGAGCTAATTGAGTCCTATATCTAGCAGCTTCTTCACGTAGTTTCTTTATTTCTTTTTCATAATCTGCCACATTTATCCCATCATTGCTTCTATTGTTTGGTCAATCCCCATTTCTCCGCCAGCTTCTGGAGAAATACCTGCTGCCATTTCAGCCGGACCTCCCCCTGTGGGTGTGGACGGAGGCGCAGGGGGAGGTCCTTGTCTTTGTTGATTAGGAGGTCCACCCATAGCGCTCATATCCATTGGTCCACTAGCTTGTTCGGCTCTTGCTTCCATGCCAGCCATTTGAATTTCTTTAGCTCTATTTTCAGCTTGGAAATTCTGGTGCATTTGAACGTGATCTTGATATAACTTCTGGATACGTTCAGGCAATAATTCCCATCTTTGAGTAGACATAAAAGCACGATGTTCAGCAATATGGACCTGATGATCATCTTCCTTGTGCCACTCAGGATTTGTTATCTGCCCCCTAGCTAAATCAGAATTTTCACGACGAGCTTTATGAGTAGCTGGAGAAATCCCAGCAATTAGGTCCTCAGAACCTGGCAGTTCCGCTATTCGTATGTACTGCGCAGGGGATTGAATTAGTCCTAGTTGAAGCATTTTATCAGCTTGTTGAATCATGCCTATACGAGATCGAGGGGTAATTCCTTCTGGAGGGAGCCTTACATCAAACTCTGCAGATAAATCGGATCCTTTATGAGGAAACCTTTCAGGCCCAAAACCTGTATCGACAGTAATCGTTCTTGTTTTGTTTTGCGTCTTTTGGTAAACCTGCAAAGACATTTGGGCTACTTCCCTCCAACATCGAGCCGTCTCCTTTATCAGACGACCTGTGGGAGACGTGTCATTTTCTGCCAAGATGGATAATCCAGTTCCCGACTCAATGTTCGGAGGTGCTAATCCACGAGAAACATCATGCACTCCCATGATGTCATCAATCATCATACTTGCTC